GTGTTGGGGCCGTCTTTGAAGGTGAGATCCCAGGAGGTGATGATCCGATCCAGCTGGGGCAGCTCGCGGAAGGTCTGCCACCAGGAGCGCTTGAACAGGCCACCGGCAGGGGGTGAGGGCCGCTGCTGGAAAAGAGCGTTGAAGCCGTACTCGCCGAGCACGCGGCGGCGATCTTGTAGGGCGTCAATGTCGTAGCGCTCAGGGCAGAGCGCAGCGCCAGGAGTGCGGCCGAGGGGGTCGTTGTCTTCGGCGATGGCGGGCAGGTTGACAACGGTCCAGCTGTCGGCGTCATCGGAGTTCAGGATGCGGCCGGCCAGGTCGTCTTCATGCCAGCGGGTCATGGTGAGCACGACGGCACCACCGGGTTCAAGGCGGGTGTAGAGGTCGTCTCGATACCAGTTCCACACCCGTTCGCGGTAGGCCTCGGATTCAGCCTCCTCGCGTGATTTCACCGGGTCGTCAATGATGATCAGGTTGGCGCCGAGGCCAGTGATGCCGGCACCGACGCCCACGGCTCTGAGGCCACCGCCTTCGATGGTGTCCCACTGCTCCACGGCCTTGCGATCTGAGGCGAGGGAGAGCAGGTCTTGGGCGATGCGGCGTGCTTTACGGCTGAAGGTATTGGCGAGGGTCTGCGAGTAGGCAGCGATGACGACCCGTTGAGCAGGGTCTTGCTGCAGGCGAAAGACGGGGTAGCGGATGGTGCCCATCTCCGACTTGCCGTGGCGCGGGGGAACCGTGATCACCAGGCGCTTGAGGCTGCCAGCGGTGATCTGATCCAAGTGCTGGCGGATGTGCTGCAGGTGCTGCCAGCCCCAGGTGAAATTGGGCGAGATGTCCGTAAGCCAGTCGCTGAAGGATTGCTGCGTGCGCTGGGCTGGGGTGTCAGACAGGAAGGCCGTGATGGGCTCGGGCTTACAGAGACCAGCCAAGAGCAATGCCATCAGGACATCTCGAAGCGGAGCAGCTTGGCTTGGTCTTCCAAGGCCTTAAGGGCGACACCGAGCTGATTGGATTCGGAAGCGCGGCGTTCGTAGTCGTAGAGGCGAGCGACTGCAGCTGCTAGCCACTGAGGGCGTTCAAGTTCGGCATCCAGTTGCATTAACTGGCGTGCGCGTTGGATGTAAGTCTCGGCTGTACGTTCGGCCACTCCCCATTGCTCCGCCGCGTATCGCAGGATTTGGGTACGGCTATAGGCACGAAGAAGCAGGTCGTAGACGGCATTGACCCGCTCATCAATTTCTACGTTTGTGCTCTTCTTTGCCATGGCCTGAGTTTAACCGGAGGCCGGCATGAAGAGCGTGCCATCAGAGGACAAGACAGTGAGGCGAAGCTCAGCATCTTGTGCATTGAGTGCCCAGATGGTGCCCATGCGTGGGAGGGTTTCTGGGGAGACAGTGAAGGTGAAGAGGTAGCTGCCTTCGGTGTTGTCTTGTGAGGCGGAGGGGATGTAGAGGCCGGTGAGGCGAAAGGTAGCGAGGAGCTGGCGAGCGATGTATTCAGCTTCGGTGAAGGTGGAGTCGTCATTGAAGACGAGGCCAAATGGTTCGCCAGTGTAGGGATATTCAGCGACGACGGACCACGGTTCCATGGTGCCAAGGTTGGCTAGGTTAGTTTGCCGCGAGGGGGATGATGGTGATGAGGGCACCGGGGCGTTCGTCTGGGGTGGTGTAGCGCTTGTGGGCGGATAGTTGAACCACCTGAGAATCGTCGTGAAGAAGAGTGCCAGTGAGGGCATCAAGCACGGCACGGGAGAGCTTGTCGATGTCGCCTTTCTGCTTAGAGGTTAGGTGGAGCGGAGCTTTTGGAGATAGGCCGGATTTGTTGTAGTGACCCTTTGGGCGTAGGAAGCGAAAAGTGATGGAGATGGAGACGGGTGCGGTGGTGAGTGGGTAGTTGGTGGCTAGGGCTGCGTCGGTGATGAACGACCGCCAAGGACGTAGGCGTTTGTTGGTTTCAAGCATGACGCCATTGGGCATGGCGCGCTTGGAGCCTTGGGTGGCGGCCTCCATGCCGATCACATCGAAGGTGATGGCACTAGGCGCGGAGGATGATGGTGGCGGTGTTGATGCGTCGCTGTTCTCGTTCAATCCACCAGCGTTCTGCAATGAGGGCGAAAGCAGGGTCTGCGGAGAAGGTGCCATTGACGGTGAGGAACTGACCGCAGAGGGAGACGAGGCGACAGGGTTGGTATTCAGGCCGCTTGGTCATCTGTTGGTTTGCCAATGGCGGTGATGGCAGCGGCGACGATGGCTTCGAGCTGACAGCGGGGGATGCCGGAGACGGTGCGAGCAGCGGCGTCGATGGCGCGTTGGTAGGCGGTGAGGTTGACGGGGAGTGTGGAGGCTTTGAGCTTGGTCTTCATGTTGTGCGGACTTCCCAGAAGTGCTTGATGGTTACCGAGGCCTCGCCCAAGGCGAGTGATAGTCGTTCAGATGCCTTGAGCTGTTCGCGTTGCTCAAGGATGTGCTGCGGGTAGGTGTAGGACTTGCGAGAGCGACGCGTGATCTTGCAGTCGTTCCAAGTGAGTTGCTCCTCTGCCTCACCCGCTTCCACCAGTTGATCCAAGAGGTCCAGAAGTTCTTGTCGTCGGGCTTGGATGGCTTTCTCACTGATGGTGAGGTTGGTGAGTTCTTCTAGGAGTGGTTCAAGAGAAAGCAGCGAGGACGAGGGCGGCGATGAGGAGGCAAGACCAGAGGAAACAGATGAGTTCGCCATGACGCTGAAAGAAGGAAGGGCGTGGTGAGGGTTTGCGGTGCGGACGTGCTGGCACTGAGCTGAGGGGTGCGGTGCGGGAGTAGGTGCGGCGGTTGCTGCGGGTGATGAAGGGAGGGAGAGAGGGGGAGGTCATGGGGTTGGTCTCCAGCCGTTGCGGTAGGCGAGGGTGATCAGGGTTTGGCGGTTGTGGGAGAAGCAGGGGATGCCGTGGTCTTCGAGGAAGTCGGCGGCGTCCTCTTCGTGGATGTCGTTGGTGATGGCCTGCTCCAGCAGAAAAGCGAGCTGCTGCTCGTTAGCGCTAGTCATTGGAAGCAAGCGAAGGAGTTGCGATCCGCTGCGCTGAGGCACTCGTCGGCCCAGTCGTAGGGCTCTGGCTCTGGAGCGCCGGGGCGAAACTGGACGGTGTAGGGAATGCCGGCCGCCATGAAGGTGCGGTGCATGTCGTCGAGTTCTTCCTCGTGGCAGTAGTCCGACAGGATGGCGCTGTTGAAGAGATAGCGCTCAGCCCAGTCCGTGGAGGAAGGAAGATCTGGGAGAACCGTGCAGAGATGGTTCATGGGTGGATGTGCGGTGGGGTCGCCCCCGTGATCACGAGAATAGGCTAGCCAACGCTAGGCGTCAAGCCTTGGCTAGCGATTAGGTGCCGGGATTCCGATGGAGCCGCATGCTCCTGCCCTAATTCCCCTTGCGGGTCTTGTATTCGGGCCATCCCGGCAGCTCTAAGAGTGCCACGGGATGGGGCGCTGGTGGACTAGCGGCGGCTGATTAGCGGCCTAGAAGGGGCGGAACCGTGCGGCGTATTCCTCGCAGACATCCAGCCAGGCCTGCAGGCACTCGTCAGCGGTGTGGGTCTGGATCACCAAGCTGCCAGGCCGTGACCAGAGCGTGAGGCAGCGAGAGATCAGCAGCTGGTAGTGGTCGCCGATCATTTCGACGCCGGCGCCAAGTTGCGGGCGGGTGTCGTAGGGGGTGGAGCGCTCGGAACTTTGGGTCTTGAGATCGGCAATGCCGTAGGTGCCATCGGCAAAGCGGATCACAAGGTCGGCGGTGCCAGCGACGTTGCGGCGCATGCTGTAGGCCATGACTTCAGCGCCGATGACGCTGATGCGATCCCACAGCTCGTGGGAGAGCAGGGGCTCAATCCAAGCGCCGTAGTCACCATGGGGCGCTGGAGACAGGTTCGGCGGTGGGTTGGGGTTGAAGCGCTGGTGCGCCATCACCTCCAAAGCCTTGTGGATCGTGTTGCCCCGTGGCTCCCAGATGTGACGGCTGGCCATGATCGCCTCCATTTGTTGAGGCGTCTTGGTCACCGCTGAGATCAGGCTCGTCACGGACACTGGGAACTGGTGGCCACTGGAGAGGCGGTAGATCCACGTGGCTGGGTCCCTTGTTAGCCCTAGTGGCTGCAGCCACGTCGAAATCGCGGGGGCTGATCGGTTGGACGGCTTCGCCGGTGTTGGCGGCGCGGAGCGGGTTGGCATAGGGAGTGGGTGGTTCGTAGGTGGGGGAGAAGAACCTGGAGCGGCGGGCTTCAATCAGGTTGCGCTCGTAGTCCGGGCTGGGCAGGTCCAACATTTCCAAGGTCCAATGGCCGGCATTGATGCCGCGCTGCAGCAGGGCCTGCACGCTGCTGAGATCAAAGGCTGGTTTCATACAAGAAAGGGGCCGAAGCACCTGTGATCAAACTTGAACGGTGGTCATATCAATGCCGGTTGGCGGATTGCAGGACTGAGCCAAGTGAGCCGACTCCTTTAAGTCTTTGCCCATCTCAAGGATGCGCTGCAGGTCGTCGGCAACCGTGATGAAGCCACGGTAGTCAGTGCCACGCAGCTCTTCGAGGAGTTGTGTGCCGTAGAGGTTGCTGACACGGCGGAGGTATCCAGCTAACTGATGAACGGCAGAGGAAGCAGCCAGCAAGACCTTGTTGTAAGCCTGGATCTCGACATCAAGCAGCTCACGATGCTCGCGGTCTGCCTTTGAGAGTTCCTCCTTGACCTGTTGAACACGCTGCTGCTGCTCGCGCTGGGGTGTTTCAGCGCGAATACTGCCAAGCACATCAGCCAAATCAGGTACTGGGCCGACATTGACCGTCCGAGTGCTGGCAGGGGTGTTCTCTTCTTCGAGTGTTGCCTTGACCGCTCTGATGGTTTTAGGCGTCAAAACCTTGGCTGGGTTCTGCTTGACCCAATCAAAAAGCCGATCCAGAACTTCTCCTTGTGCTTCAGCAGCAAGCAGACGCACAGCTGCGACACCAATGAAATCAGTCTCTTCAAGCTGCTGCTCAACTAGCTCAAGGGCTTTGCCCTGCAGCCTGCTGATCTCATAGACGGTTGACGGAGCGAGGTTTGAAAAAGAACTGGGTAAGGGGTTACCCAGTTCTCGGGCATGGAGCCAGTCTGCAGCGGCCAAGCTGTGCTTAACCGTTGCTCTTCCTGCATCTCCAGCAAAAGGTAGATGGCCGGCTTCAAACGCGGCCCAAAATCGAGTTTGTTTTTGTCCGCCACCATTGCCTCCATTGGCAGCTTCATCAGTTGAATCCATTTCACGCTTCAGCTCATAGAGGTGCTGAGCCAAAGCCATCTTGCTTCGATTGATCTCTTGCGCGTCTTGCCAGCAATAGCCAATTAGCGTGATCTCCTTGTCTGTGTAGCCGGCAGCAGAGAGATCGTCACCAACTATTTCGGCTGGATTGATCGTGGCGAGTTGTGTCATGGCGAAAGGGGGCCTTGGGCCCCCAATGGATGGTTCAAGAAAAAACTCAGTTGCTGCTGCTCAGCTGCTTGGCTTCCTCGTGTGCCTTGAGGAAGATCTGCGCTGTTGCCGGCAGCACCACAGCCTGACCGGATTGCTGCAGGCTTGCTGCACAGCTCTTGACAGTCTCGAACTGACGATCCATCAGCTCAAGGTTGGCGATCAGCTTCTCGGTGCGCTCCCGCAGCGTGTCTTGGTTGACGATGAACACGCGCTCACCGCTGCGGTCCACCTTCAGCCTGAAGGAATCCTCTAGCCACTGACGCACCACCAACATGTGCTGATAGGCGCTGTCCTGACTGATGCCGCAGGCCGTAGCGATTTCAGCGAACGTCGTATCACAGCCGTAGAACTGAAACGCGATCAGGCACTTGGCCTTGCTGTTGGGGCCGCCAGCACGGGTGACCAGATCGGGGTTAGCTTCTGCCAGAGCTAAGTAGAGACCAGCATCAGCACGAAGCAGGGTCTCGGTTTCTTGGATGGACTTACCCAAGAAAGTGAACCGAGGCTTGACGCGCTGGGTGGTTTCGCTGAAGAAGCGCGAAAAGTCGAGAGGGGTCATGGAGAATGCGCCCAACCCGTGGCCGGGCATGAAAGGTGGACTGGCCATGGGCCAGGAGCGGGGCGGGGGCCGAATCCCGCCTTGTTCCGCGTTTCGCCAGCTTAGCGATAGCTAGCCATAGTCTGTCAAACGGTTTTATGTAGCCGATGCGACGCGAATCAGCGAACGCCATACGGCTACGGGCCGGCGGTTGGCAGATGGGCGTGTGGTGGGCACCACGCGGTCGGTTTTGAGGATCAAGTTGTCCATGGCGGCTGCCCGCATCACGGCACCCATGGCGCGGTGCTCACGGGTGGTGAACCCCAAGAG